GAGCGACTCGAACGCGGCCATCGGCTTTCGCCCCGCTTTTGTGAATATCTGATATCTGGAGTGCTGGAAATGGGAGGATAAAAAATGATCTATACACAACAACACCAAATAACCGACTACATTGAAAATCCAAACTGGCAGCTATCAAAGTTACAAGAAATGATTGACAGTTGCAAAGCAGGAAAACAAGCACGAGCGATAGAAAACGAAGAAACATTTGATGAACAAAAGTTTAATACTTGGTTAGCTGACGCACTCTGGCAGCAAATGAACAAGGATGTGCAAAAGGTGAAAAGAATTGATGGAGAAATACAAATATTGTGGGTATAATGATGGGCAAACGCCTAAAAAAAAGGCGGGATGAAATGATTGACTGGGTTGAAGGCCTGGTTACGGAAAAGACCCTAAATAAGAAAACAGGAGTTTTGGAACTCAAGGTTCAGGTTACATTCTCTGATGGAGGAATCCGCCGGGTTCGCCGGACTGAATCCTTCACCGATGAAGTAACCGGATAAAAACACAAAGCTATTAAATAAGCCATTCGGCTTCTTTTAAGGCCCCTGGATCAGCAGGACCAGGGCCACTTAGAGACCCGAATTTGACGGACACGGAGCTTTTGCGCTCCCCCGGCAGATTCGGGTTTTTTTTATTCAACTTTTTACAGGCGGGGCACCCGGCGAAAATGGCCGATCCCGCAAAGGAGGCAACAATGCCAAGACCTGAAGACCTGGAAGGAAAGAAGTTTTACCCGGCAGGAGATCTGCCCCCGGAACCTGAAGACGAAGAAGTCATCGAGGATGAGGGACACGCAGACGATCCTGGAGACAACAGCCAGGCAGGCCAGGCCGACGACAAGGCCGGCGAGGAAGGAACCCCGAACTGGGAAGAGCGTTACAAACAGCTTGAAAAAAAGCTCGGGGAGCAGGGCAACGAACTGGGGACCATGCGGCAGCAGAACCAGGAACTCCAGCAAGCCCTGCAGCAGATGCAGCAGACGCAGACTCCCGAGGGGCAGGAGCAGGCCCAGGATCTGCAAACACGGCTGCAGGATATCCGCAAACAGCTCGACGACGGGGATCTATCCCCGGATGAGGCCATGTTTGCGACTGCCAATGTCGTGGCCCAAATGTCGCGCATGGAAGCGGAACAGATTGCGGAGCAAAGGCTCCAGAAGTTTCAGCAGAACTCCCAGGCAGAGCAGATTTTAAACCAGTTCCACCGGGATAATCCGGATTTTGAGGAGTTGAGGCAAACCGGGACCCTGGAGGAGGTTAAAAAGCAGCTGCCGGGCCTGCATGACGATTTTTCCGCCTATTACGCCTACAAGGCCCAGGTGGCCGCAGACGAAGGCTATAAGCGCGGAAAAGAGGAAATGGAGAAACTGGCTTCAGGCGATGCGGCAGCCGGCAAGGTGCTTTCAAAGCCGGGCCAGACTATCAGACAAAAGAACCAGAAGCCGCTTACTTCGCCCAAGGATATTCAAAATTCCATGCTTGAGCGACTCAGGGCGGCAAGAGGCGGCTGACGGGCAATAAATAAGGAGTAACAGATAATGCCTCTTACTTTAACAGAACTTCAGGCGACTACCGACGATTATGTCGAGAAAACGCCCATTGACATTTATTTCACTGAAAACGTGCTGCTCTATATCCTTATGGGTAAGGGCATGATGGCGGAAAACCTTGTGGGGCCGGACTCGGGTGAAACCGTGGACGGTGGTAAGAAAATCAAGGTTATCCTGGAATACGATGAGTCGCATTCCGGGACCTATGGCAACACAACCAAGATTCCGCTTTCTAAAAAGGAAATTTACAACGCGGCCCTTTTCAGGTGGGCTGGTTATCATGCGGCAAATTCCATTGACCTGGACGACAAAGTCCAGAACAGCGGGGATGCGGCTATCGTGAAGCTGGTTTACGGCAAGCTGGAAAACATCAAGAAAACCCTTCGCAAAAAGATGGGCGAGGCTGTTTATGCGGCTGCTGCTGATGACAATGCCCTGCTCGGGCTGGGGGATCTGTTTAACACAGTCACCAGCCAGGAATACGGCAGTATTGCCGAGGACAACATGGCCGACTGGAAGGCCAATGTCATTACTGCCGAAACGGTCATGTCTTTTGCGGCCATGCAGCTTTTGCGGCGCACTGCCAAGGTGGGCCAGAACCGGCGCAACAAGCCGAATATCTATGTAACCACTGACGTGCTCAAGGATGCGTTCGAGGCCACGTTGCAGCAGCAGGCCCGGTATTCGGACCACAAACTTGCCGAAGCAGGGTTTGACAACATCCTGTTTTCCGGTGTGCCTGTTACCGCAGATGACAACCAGGCCGAGAACACCATTGATGGTTTAAACACCCGGTTTCTTTCAATGAAGACCCATAAGGACTACCAGTTCACCAAACCGGTCTGGCAGTCTCCCATTGACCAGCCGGATGTGGCTGTTGCAAACCAGCGCTGGATTGGACAGCTGGTCTGCCGCAACCGCAAGGCCCATGTGCGGCATACCAACATGATTGTTTCGACTGGGTAAACCCAGCCCCTCTCCAGGGACTATTAGCCCTGGAGAGGGGATATCAGAATGATCGACTGGAAAATTTATAAACCTTTAAAGGAGATTTCATTATGACCACCCAGGATATTACCTTTGAAATTGGCCGGGTGAGCGTGGACGATGCGGACGGGATTCCGTTTGTTGTTCCTTACCGCTGCACGGTTCGAAAAGTGGATGGTGCTTTTGTCGGCGCTGGCACTGCCCTGGCTGAATTTACAGTCCAAAAAGACGCTGTCTTGATTGGAACCCTGGCGTTTCCCGACGCAACAGCGGCTAACACTCCGGCTGAAGCATATACTCCTGATCCTGACAACGGGGGCATGGTGTTGGAAAAGGGCGATGTGATTGTGTTTGCCACTGATGCGCTTACCACAACCGCATTTTTGACCGTTGAGCTTGATCCCTTTGCCAGAAAGGCGTAGTTGCGCCCAAAGCTTAAAATGCGGCCCAAGCGATGACCGGGCCGCATTTGCAAAACCATAGGAGCGGCAGTGGCAACCCTTGAGCAGATTATAAAATCCATCCAGGACATTGTGCAAGATGACGTGGCCTACCCCGAGGCTGACATTGCAAGCAGGATCAATGAGAGCCTTCAGCGGATTGCCGCAGGCGTGTTTATGCAAGACCGGGGCAGGCTAAGCCCGCCATTGCCGGACTTGTTTGTGATAGACACGGTTGAAACGGTTGTTGATCAGCCGTGGGTGGCTTTGCCGGAGGAATACCAGCGGGGTCTTGAGCGGGTGGAAGGCGAAAGTCTGTTTGGTATCCAGCCCCCCAGGGGCGGTGATTTTTACAGCTTCAATCTGTTTATGGACCGGGTGCCTAAAAGGGATCTGTCCGAGACCGGCGCTGTTTATATTGCGGCAGTCAGGGGAAAGCGGCTTTATTACCAGGGCATTCCTGAAAGCCCGGAAACCCTTACCCTGCATTTTTACCGTAAGCCTGCCACTTTGTCTTTGTCCGTGCCAAGTGATGAGCCCGAAGGCATTCCTGAACATCTACAAAGAAAGCTTTTAACTCATGACGTGTGCGCCGAGATTTTCGGCGAGGGTATCGAGGATGGTGAAAACAGCAGTGGTGCCGGCGTACAGTATCACCTTGCCAAGCGGAATGAGGCTTTGGAAGAGCTGATCAGGTTTATCCCGGGAGACACTACCCCGTATCATGTGCCGGAGGACGAGGATTATGCCGTCAGATATTAATATCCGGGCCTTTGTCGGAATGAACAATTTAAAGGCTGCCGGCCGGTTTTGGGCAGACGTTAAGTCGGGTGTGGTGGAACCCCGGATTGTGCTTAATGCCGATGCGGGTGTTTCCGGGGATTTGCAAAAGCGGCAGGGCAAGAGCCTGTTTATTGATCTGCCCGGAGCGCACAGCCTTTGGGCTGGCAGGACGTGCATGCTGTGCATGGCAGACGGGGTGCTTTACAGGATTTTTTCAAGGCAGGCTGTTGAGGTTGGCAGGCTGTCAGGTCCTGATGTGCCGGTAGCTTATGAGGAGGCTGAAGACAGGGTATATATAGCCAATCAGTATAATACCGGAATTTATAACCCGGTTTCTAACGATCTGGACCCATGGGGGATCAATGTTCCTGACGGGCCTATGTTGATTGCAGATGATGGCGGGCTGCCTGCCGGGGTCTATCGCATAACCATGACTGCTTTGTCAGGAGCAGAGATTTCCGGAAACGGGCCTGTTGCAGAGATTGAACTGGCCGAAGAAGGCGGGATCAGGATCTTAAACCGTCCGGATAACTGCCTTGTCTGGATCACTGATGCCAATGAGCCAATCTTTTACCTG